ACACAAAGGAATGTAAGTACTTTGTTAGGGCTATTGAAACAGATAGAATTGTAGGCGTAAGCAGTAAGGCATTTGCAAAGGAAATAATAAAGGACTGGCAAAGCTGGGACTTTGGACAATATGAAGATTTATATTAAATAAACAACCAACCTATGGACGAAGTATTTGAGCGTTTAAACGACTGCATTTATTTAGCCGAGATTTCGGACAATGCACTGGTTAAAAACAAGCTAACAAAAGTAAGGGAATTACTAATTAAAAAAATGGAAATAGAATATGAGATTATTACCGGTCAATTATAGAGATGTTAGCCTTACAGTTGAAGGCGAATATTACGAAGGCGAGGAACGAGCGTTTGACTACCCTGGTAGTGGAGATGAGTTTGAAATTTACCATATATTTGCTGGAGAGGTAGATATTTACAATGTATTTGAATACATACAAATTGAATATATACAATGCCTTTGCATTGAAAAATTAAATACTAATTAAATTAAAAATTATGACTAGCGAAAAAATTGGAAACATTATTATATTATTATTGATTACCGGCCTATGGTGGGTCAATACTTTTATAAACTTTAACTGGTTTAGCTTTACGGTTATTAGCTTTATGCTGGTGCTTCAAATAAACACGGTTATAGCGAGTTTTAAAAAGAAATAAGTAGTTTGGTTATGTTTGTAGAAAAAGGCGCTTAAATTGCATTAAGCGCCTTTTTTTTGTAGCTTTGTTTTATGCTAGCCGATATTAACCAAATTGGTAGCCTGGCAGAATACAAATTTTTTGCTATTTGTATGGAGTTAGGATTGCAAGTGTCAAAGCCTATTTTAGACGCTAGTGTTTACGACTGCATAATTGACAACGGTAAGCGCCTTATTAAAGTCCAGGTTAAGTCCAGGAGCATAAGCGACACAGGCGCTAAAAACGATATGATACAATGGGGCAGCAATAGGTACAAGCCAACAGACTTTGAGTATTACGCTATTTACTTACACCAAACAGGCGATTGGTTAATAATGCCAAACACCGGCCAAATAAGTATGCGATTAAATAAGCAGAATACAGATAAATTTAATAACTTTGCGTTACTGTTTTGATTCATAACAAATTCAGTTTAGTTAATGGTAAGGGCGCTATCTTTTGGTAGTGCCTTTTTTTTTATCTTTACAAAAAATAAATACAATGAAATTATTAATGTTAAAAAGCGTTGTCAATGGCAGCCAAGTACATAAAAAAAATACTATTGTAGAAGTAAGCGCTGAAATAGCTAGGCAATATATAGCCGTTGGTATTGCAGTTGATCATAAGCAAAAAGAGCAAAAGGTTGTAATAGAAACCAAAGAAGATAAAGCGCCTAGAAAGCGCAGAACTAAAAAGAAATAAGCAATGCGACAAGTTAAAATAAACAGTACGCTAGGGAATGAAATTATTACGGCCCAAGATGTAAAGGATTATGTAAGAATTGACACTAACGAAGACGATGCTTTGATTGGTCAAATGATTACGCAGGCACGCATTTGGTGCGAAAACTTTTTAAGTCGCGATATTGTAGCTAAAAACAGAACTTACTATTTGCCCACTACTTCTGGTTTGTTTGATTTACCTTTTGCGCCTATTGCAAGCGTTGTAACGGTTTTAATTAATGGCGCTGCTTCTGAATACACCAAATACGGTTTGGACGATTTAAGCATTAAATTAAACGGTGGGCCAGCGGACAATGTAAAGATTACATATACAACTGCTGGAATAAACGACGGATTAATTAAACAGGCGCTTTTACAATTGGTTAGTACTTACTACGATAATAGGGCAGATTTTTCTATTTCAACTGGAGGCGTAAACGAAGTGCCTACAGATGTTAGAAGTATTTTAGCTGGGTATAAAACAATGTTTATATAATATGCAGGCAGGAAAACTAAATAGTAGAATAACCGCTACAAAATACACAAGGGTTCAAGACGATTATGGGGGTTGGAATAACACCGCTGAATATAATATAAGTTTTTGGGCCGATGTAGATATTGTAAAAGGCGAAATAGACACTATAAGCGGGAAGCGAGCGCTTAGTACCGAAGTTAAAATAACTATGCGTAAAAAGAGCGCTGATCAGATTAATATAGGCGATACCATAGTTGTAAGCAACCAAACAGGCAATTACCGTATAAATGATAAGTACGAAAGTACATTGGACTTTTATAGTACTTTAATGGCCACAAAAGTAGAATAATGCAAGCCAAGATAAGCCAGACACACTTAAAGGCGCTTAATAAAAAGATTGCTAAACTTAAAAGTTTAAGTAAGCAGGAAATGAGTAATGGGGTTACGGCTATTGCATTTGATGCTGCTAGGATTGCAAAACAGAGCGTTGTTGTAGATAACGGCGATTTAAAAAGAAGTATATCTGCTGGAAAAGTAGATAAAAATACGGTAGCTTTTAAAGCAAGTATTAAATATGCGCCTTATGTAGAATACGGAACTGGTAGGCTTGTGAGTTTGAGCGATATGGAGCAGTTAGGCATACCGGCAAGCTATGCGGCCCAGTTTAAAGGTAAAGGAATAAAGGAAGTAAACCTTCCAGCTAGACCGTTCTTTTTTAGTTCTTTACGCATAGCATTGGCAAAGGGTATGATTGATATAAATAACCGCATAAAAAAATTGACTAGATAATGCAAGAGGCAATACATTACTTACGCAAGGCGATATTAGAAAAACTAAACGGCGAGGTTTTAATAAACAACCAGGCGTTACCAATTTATAACAGAGTGCCTAGCAACGCTTTGGCGCCATACATTATAGTTTATAGCGTTTCTAATAAAGAAATAGACCAAAATCAAAGTAGTTTAACAATGGAACTTTTAACGCGCGTTGAGGTTGTTACTAGGTTTGTTGGAGATAATGGCGGGGAATTGGATTGCAATTTGGCAATTTCAAAAATATTATCTTTGCTACGAACTAGGTCGGCAGGTTATTTAGATTTGTCGGAGTACGGTTTTAAAGTATATACAAGTGTAAATGAAGGGGTAACGTACTTAACAGACGATTTAAAGGACCACACTTATTACAGGGCGGTTTTAGAGTTGTCGAATAGAGTAGAACCGATTTAAAAAAAAATATAATTATAACCATAATATAATGACAACTGCAACCGATTTGAAAATTTACGTCTTAAACTCCGCCACTTTAGCATTTAACTTTATGCAAATAGATATTTTACTTAAAATATTTTTAACCGCTGTAGTTATGGGTTACACCATACATAAGTGGTATATATTGAATGAGGAGCGTAAACTGCAAAAGCAAATGGATAAAATACAAAATGCGGCAGAAAATAAAAAGGCAGACGAACCTATTAAGGCGGGTAAAAATACTATTGTTAAAAACGGCATAGTTAGGAAAACTAAAGCTAGTAAATAATATGAAAAATATTGTCGCCGGTTGGAAAACTACTTTGCTAGGCTTACTAATTATAGGCGCTGGTATTGCTTATATTTTCGTGGTTCAAGACAGTAAAGTATTTCAATTTGCTATTTTATTAATTGTAGGTATTGGCTTTTTATTCGCGCCAGATACTATTATCGATGGTTTAAGAAGTTTAATACAGAATAATAAAACAAAAAAATTTTAAAATGAAGGTAACAATTACGAGAAGCAAATTAGAAGATGCTCAAACGCTTGGGGCATTAGTTTTAACAAACGACGAGGGTAAAAAATTATTTAATTGCAAAACTTTAGAATTGCCTTGGCTAAATAACAAGCGCAACGAAAGCTGCATACCTTTAGGTAACTACAAAGTAGTTGCAAGGCAGTCGGCTAAATATAACAAACATTACCATATACAAGACGTTCCTGGACGTTCTTTTGTACTTATTCATATTGGAAACTATTACACCCAAACTAAGGGTTGTATTTTAGTTGGTAAATCTGTTTCAGATATAAACGGAGATGGTTACCTAGATGTAACAAACAGTAAAAGCGCTTTACAGGAATTATTAAAATTGGCGCCAAATGGTTTTGATTTAGAAATAAAAAGAAAACCAAAAAAAGATGCTGAAATATAGTATAGTAATATTACTACTCTTTTCAAGTTGCACCGCTAAAAAAATAATAACCCAGACTAAAGAGGTTATTGTAAACGATACAATTATACTTACCAAAGACCGCATAGTAACAAAGGCGGTAAACGACACCATACTTATTGAAAGCCCTTGCGATAGCACAGGCATTTTAAAGCCATTTAGAGAGCGTTTAAAGACTACGCAAGGTACAATTACCATAAAATCAAATAACAACGTTATAGAGGCTAATATTAACCTAGATAGTATTGTGCAAAGTATTGAGAAGCGTTACGAAAGCAAAACAATAGACGTAAAAGAAAAAAGCGACACGCTAAAGATTAAATACAGAACGCCTATTTGGTTGGTATTGTCTTTAGTGTTTTCGGTTATTGTAAACCTATTACTGCTAAGAATTAAGTTTTAGTTTTTTCTTAACTTTGTAAAAATTATAATATGGCAGCAGATTTACAATATACCAGCGTTTTTCAAAAGGTTTCTTTTGGAGATTATGGATTTAGAGTTTTAAGTAGTGGCGAAACTAGCGTAGCAAATGAAACTTTTGCAGCTATTCAAGTGTTAGCGGATTGCGTTGTTAGTTTAACAAACAATACACAGGGTGGCGATACAACTATTACAAGTTTATCTCTATCTGCAGGACAAGCTATTTATGGAAATTTTGAAGATGTTAGCGTTACAAGTGGTAAAGTGATTGCTTATTTAAGGTAATGTTATGCTAGGCATAGGAAATAATTTAACGAGAATAATACAAAAAACAATAACTATAATTAGTGATTTTTGGCAAGACCAGGTTAATGCTTGGCAGGACCAAAACACTAACTGGGATAATACATAAAAAATAAAAAATAAAATAAAAACAACAATATGGCTTCATTAACAGGACAAACGATTTCGAGTACTTATGACGGTCTGCTTAAAACAAAAGACAACGATGTACTTAATGCAACCGCC